GTTATAAGCATGAAATCCAAGAATTCTGTAAGTGGTTTAACAGTTTAGAAAATTATACAGTTAAAACATTCATCGCTGGTAATCACGACTTTGGGTTTGAAAAAGAACCTGAAATGGCTAAAGAGGTTGTTAATTTTTATAAGGACATTGTTTATCTTCAGGATAGTTTTTTGGGTTATGGAGTTGATACCGAAAATTATGTTAAAATTTATGGCAGTCCTTGGCAACCTGAATTTCACAATTGGGCGTTTAACTTATCAAAAGGTGGATTAGAACTTGAGCAAAAGTGGAACAACATTCCTGAGGATACTGACATACTTGTAACTCACGGACCTGTGTTAGGTTATTTAGACAAAATTATTGGTCAATATATTAATCTTGGTTGTGAATTACTGGCAAAAAGAATTAAGACAATAAAACCCAAAATTCATGTCTGCGGACATATACATTCAGGGTATGGTTATGTTTTTGATGGTGATACTCACTACATTAATGCTTCCGTTTTAGATGAACAGTATCAATACACCCAAAAACCACTGACAGTAGAATGGGACCCTGTAACGAATAAATTGGAGTTTATTTAATTTAAAAACCCCTCGTAATTGAGGGGTTTTTGATATTTATAACTAAACCTAACCATGTTCAGTTCTGAAAATCCAGTTATAGTTATATGTGCGGTATTGTCATCACTTGTTGGTGTATTCATAATTGATAAGGTAGTTGCTTTTAAAATATCTTTGTTAAGTGATGAGCAAAATGGAGAGTTGTTTGATTTAATTAAGACACTTACTCTAATGATATTCTCTTACTATTTTGGTTCACAAAAGGGAGGTAAAAATGGAGAATGTTAATTATAGTTGATTTAAAAATTTTGTAAATAATATGATATTTATTAGAAAACAAAAGTTATGATATTTTTAGATGCAGAATCGGCACCACAATTAGGAGCCTTTGAAAAATTAGTAGATTACGGAGTTTTAGGTATTGCAGTTTTGGCTTTAGGTGTTGTAGGATGGTTATTTTTAAAGAGACTTATGAACGAGAGAGATAGACTCCAACAGAAAGTTGATGAACTTGAAAAAGAATTAAGAAGCAAATGACACTATTACAAGTAGAATCTTTTGGTGTTTTTGAAACACTTACACAATATGGTGCTTTAGGTGTGATTACTTTGGGTCTTGGTGGGGCATTATGGTTCTTGTTAAAAAGACAAATTGCGTCAGAAGATAGATTAAAAACAAAGGTTGATGAATTACAAAAAGAAATCAATGATTATGTAAGACAAGACCAAAATAAGATTAAAGAAACAATTGATAATAACACCAAAGCGTTAGAAAATTTGAAAGAAATTATAATGATGAATGGTGGTAAAGTTAGAAAATGAAAACTAAAACATTAATAACAATAGTATTGGTTTTATTTATCCTTTTGTTTGTTGTAAGTATGACATTCACAGGGGGACATCACGTTAACACAGTACAAGAAAATATACAACTAACAGAAGAAAACACACAATTGACTAATGAAAATCAAAAACTAACAACTGAGAATAAACAATTAACTGCAAAAGTTGACTCCCAAGCAACAGTAATACAAGAGGTGTCAACTCAGCTTGAAAATCTATCAACTAACGATGAACCTGTTAAAACTGAATCTCCTAAGATTGTTAATCGTGACAATTTTGATGATGGCGAAAAATACAGCCTTCAGCCAATTGACATACCCAATGATGAAGATAATTAAGGGTGACTCTATAGTTTTAATGACAAAAAAACAGGCTGACGAAATTAATACTATCTTTTCAAAACAAAGGTCAAAAATCCAAAAACTTCAAACGGAGTTAGAAATTGCAGAATATAAAAAAGACAGTGTGGAATGGTTAATGTTAGACCAAGATAATTGGATTGATTATGCAATATTACAAATGAAAGAGGATTCGATTGAGAACTCTAAAAATTTAGAAGTTGTCAATAGATTATCTGAATTAAAATATTCAATAGTTAACTATAATAAAGTAACTAATCAATTTGAAACTTACCAATTAGGTAACTTAAGCATCTCAACTAATAGAAAGGGGGAAAAAATACTAAAACCTGAAAAATATTTAGAGAGAAGTGATTGGTTTGCCGCCTTATTTACGGTGTTAACAATCACAAATGTTATTATTTTCTTTAATTAAAAAAAAAATGGGGGTTGTTAACCCCCTTTTTAATTTAAAATTTCTCTAAATCGCCATAATTCATGTGTAATTCGGTGTGTTCATCTTTCATCATTTGATAAGCTCTGGCAAGACGAGTTAAACCAATACCACCACCAAATCTTTTAAAGAATTTGTGAGATAAAAACTCCTCAAGTTCCCTCTCAACTCGTTCTTTTCCAAATAATTCAAACAATTTGTTAGAATATCCACCATTTTCAATTGTGTAGAACATTTCTCTCATTTCATCAACATCACAACTTCTCTCGGCAGAACCAATTGTTTCTTGACCATAAAGAATAACATCGATTTTGTTGAATTTATCATCCTGACCCGATTTCATGTTCCAAAATGGATTAGTTCTGAGTGGGAAATTTTGAAGGGATACAACACAACCCTTTTCTTTCCACATTTTTGTCTCATGTTCATTCTCCAAGATTTTAACTCCACCGTATTCATTACAAACATCGTCGTAATTTACTTCAACAGGCGTATCGAACCCTAAAAATGTTAAAAGTTCCAATTCCAATCTTTTTAATTCCTCCATTCCTCCTTTTGATTCAAACTCAAACATTGGGAAGATTAATTCGTGACGACCTGGAATTGGGTCTTTTTCTTGACGATAAGATGTTGAGATACAGAATACCCCTGGCCATTCAGGGTTCTTTAGTAATTCATACTCCAACCACATCTGACCTGTTTGTGGTAAGGGCCAAATCTCACCTTTATACTCAAATGTTGTAATTGAGTGTGGATTCTCACATGCTGCGAGAATTGATAGTCTTGATTGAGTTGGAACCTCAATAAAACCTTTGTTTAGAAAAAAAGTCCTCATTTTTTGGACTAACTCATGATAAATTTTTGTGTTTTGCATATAACTTTTGGGTAAAAAAAAACCTCCATAAAGGAGGTTTTGCGTTTATTTATTATTTATTAAATTCTTTTTCATTTTGAAATAAATACAATATAATATTGAAAAAATAAAGATTAGTATTAAAATTTTTTTGAAATATTTATTAGTATGAAAGTAAAATTATCTGAGGAGCAACTACAAAAACTGATTAAGGAAGATTTAGGGGTTGCCAGAGCTGGTTTGGCCTATACTAATTTATTTTACAGTAAAATTGAACCTATTGTAAAAGAATTTTTAAAAAACAAAAGGAGCCAAGATGTTATTTTAAAGATTTCACCACAAGAAATGTCATATATCTATCAGTCAAGTATGGACGATTACATTGATTTACCGATTGAGAGTATGACAATATTAATTAAAATGAAATCATTCCCAAGAAAGAAATCAGATATACCATTTTCAACTGGGGGTGCCGCAGAGTCAATTCAAAAAGAATACAAAAGAAGTTCTTTCTTAAAAGAACCGTCATTTGAATTACCAAAATATGTGTTAGAGGAAATTGACCAGGTTGTTGTTGGAAAAATGGAAATTGAGGTTAATATTATGAGTTCATATGATGATGGTATGGAAGAAGATTTATTGTTTGATTTAAGAGATACTATTACTCATGAATGTAATCATATCTATGAATTTTATAAAAGAGCGGAATCGGGAGCTAAACAAATTAATGTCTCTTTAAGTTATGCCGGAGGTAAAAACTTTAACATAAAAAGAGAAATATTTGAAGTTTGGCAAGATTTTTTAAATTATGTTTACAATTCTGAACCATATGAAATCAATGCTAAAGTTCAAGAAGCGTATTCATTAAGGTCAAGAATGTCACTTGACGACTTTATGAAATCAAATTATTGGAAAAACGCAAATACCCTAAAATCTTTTGACGCAGATATCTTTTTTGGTAATTTACTTGCAACGATTGATAAGTATTCACCAGGTAAAACATTGTCCATAGTTAATAATTTATACAAATGGTTTTTAACTGATTACTTTAAGTGGATGAAATTTCACAATGAAAAACCACAAAGATTTATTGAAAATTCAAAACATTTATATGATTTGATTAAAAAATTTGAACCTCGTATTAAAAAAGCGGGAGAAACACTTCGTAGAAGATATTCTAAATTGTACTCCATCGAACCCGAAATGGATTTGTCATAGTATACTGACATTTTGTCATACTTTTCTTTTTGGCACAAAAATTACATTTATCTAATCGGAACTTGATTCCATAAAAAAATTATTATATATTTTTTAAAAAATTTATATGGGTAAAATTATAGGTATTGATTTAGGCACCACAAATTCATGTGTTGCAATTATGGAAGGCAACGAACCTGTTGTCATTACAAACAGTGAAGGAAAAAGAACCACCCCTTCAATTGTTGGATTCGCTAATGGTGGTGAAAGAAAGATTGGAGACCCTGCTAAGCGTCAATCTGTTACAAATCCGGATAAAACCGTTTATTCTATTAAACGCTTTATGGGTACTACTTTTGATGAAAGTAAAAAAGAAGTTAAAAGAGTTCCTTACAAAGTTGCTAAGGGGGATGGAAATACCCCTAGAGTGCAGATTGATGATAAAAAGTATTCTCCGCAGGAAATCTCGGCAATGATTCTTCAAAAAATGAAACAAACCGCCGAGGATTATTTGGGGACAACCGTTACGGAAGCGGTAATTACAGTTCCTGCCTATTTCAATGATGCTCAAAGACAGGCAACAAAAGAAGCGGGTGAAATTGCCGGTTTAACAGTAAAAAGAATTATCAATGAACCAACCGCGGCGGCACTTGCTTATGGTCTTGACAAAATGAACAAGGACATGCGAATTGTTGTATTTGACTGTGGTGGTGGAACACACGATGTTTCTATTTTGGAACTTGGTGAGGGAGTTTTTGAAGTTTTATCAACCGATGGTGATACCCATCTTGGTGGTGATGATTTTGACCAATCAATTATCGACTGGCTCGTTAAAGAATTCCAAGATGAAAATGGTCTTGACCTAAGTAAAGACCCGATGGCTCTTCAGCGACTTCGTGAAGGTGCGGAAAAGGCTAAGATTGAATTGTCATCATCTTCATCAACAGAAATTAATCTACCGTACATCATGCCGGTTGACGGTGTTCCAAAACACTTAGTAAGAACATTAAGTAAAGCAAAATTTGAACAACTTGTTGATAGTTTGGTTCAAAGAACAATCGCTCCTTGTAAATCCGCACTCAAAAGTGCTGGTTTAAAGACATCGGATATTGATGAAATTATCTTAGTAGGTGGCTCTACTCGTATTCCGGCAATTCAAGAAGCGGTTAAGAAATTCTTTGGTAAAGAACCATCAAAAGGTGTGAATCCTGATGAAGTTGTTGCTCTTGGAGCCGCAATTCAAGGAGGAGTTTTGGGAGGTGATGTTAAGGATGTTCTTCTTTTGGATGTAACACCATTGTCACTTGGTATTGAAACTATGGGAGGTGTGTTTACTAAGTTGATTGAAGCAAATACAACAATCCCTACCAAAAAATCTCAGGTATTCTCAACCGCAGTTGATAATCAACCTTCAGTTGAAATCCATGTTTTACAGGGTGAGAGGTCTATGGCTCAAGACAATCGAACAATCGGTCGTTTCATTTTGGACGGACTACCACCGGCAATGAGAGGTATTCCACAAGTTGAAGTTACTTTTGACATTGATGCGAATGGTATTATTAATGTATCAGCAAAAGACAAAGCAACCGACAAAGAACAATCAATTCGTATCGAAGCGTCTTCAGGTCTATCAAAAGAAGAAATTGAAAGAATGAAAAGAGATGCGGAGATGAATGCCGAATCAGACGCGAAATTGAAAGACGATGTTGAAACCGTAAATCAAGCTGACTCAACAATCTTTAACATAGAGAAAACTATGAAGGACCTTGAAGAGAAATTAACAGAAGAACAAAAAACTGAAGTTAATGGATTAGTTTCTGAATTAAAAGAGTCTTTAAAGGATAAGGATATTGAAAGTATCAAAACAAAAACTTTGAACTTGAACTTAGCTTTCCAAAAGATTAGTCAGGAACTCTATAGTAAATCAAATGAAGGTCAAACAGATTCTGAAGTATCTGATGTTGATTTTGAAGAGGTAAAACAAAATTAATTTTATTAAACCCCACTTCGGTGGGGTTTTTTACTTATATTAGCCAAATGTATACATTTTTTATATTCTGTTTGATTAATACTTTTTCCCGAAGATTTTTTGATTATTACCAAAGGGGAGAAATATATATCTCAATTAAAGAAGAATTTAAAAAATTAATTAATTCATTTTTTTGGAGTATTCCTACGGTATTATTAATTTTGTTTGTTGTAAAATTATTAAGCTGATGAGTAAAAAAATTGTAAAATACGAAGACGAAGAAACAATCTCAATTTGGACTTATGATTTTGATAAATTCAAAAATGGTCCAATATCAGTTGAGAGGATTGAAAAAAAACCGGAGCCAATTAAGAAAAAACGAAAATAAAAAACCCCACATTATAGTGGGGTTCTTACTAAGATTCTTCTTCGGTTTTTTTACCTCGTCTATTAGTGAATTTGTCAAAACTCGCCAATCCTAAACAACCGAATGCCAATAGAGCCACCGCATCTACCAAATACTCAGCAGGTGCAACACTAACATCTGAAAAACTATTATGATACATAGTAATACAAAGTGCAACCGCACATCCCATACCAACTATTCTTTTTGATGAAGGATTTCCTTTTTCATCATTGAAAACACCTTTTACCCAAGTTAAAATATCACTAATAAATTTTTTCATTGTTTTTTTTTATATAAATATTTATTTTTTTTGTAAAATACTTATATTAACGACCTTGACCGCGATAGGCTTTTGGTTTTTGTTCTTTAGGTCCATACTTTCTTTTAGATTTACCCTCTTTTTTCTTACCGAAAGTTTCTTTTGCGCCAACCGCAGATGATGATTTTGCCATAATATTAATTTGTTTTAGGTTTTATTAAAATAAATATTATGGTAATAAAAAAGGGGACAGTAGCGAGCTTCCCCTTTTTCTGTTATCGTAACCGATAACGGTCCTAAGACTCCTCGTATTGAGGTTTATTTTTCTTTAATTAAAGCTATACATCTTTTAAGATATTCCTTGGCTCTTGGTGATGGAGTATATTCATCATCTTTTGACTGAAGAGCCAATACTCTTTCTATATCTTTAACTAATTCAGTCCCGTGTTCATTTTCCTTATAAAGCTCAATTACTTTATCCATTGCTTTATGACATTGACCCGAGGTTTCATCAAAATAATTTTTATTTCTAAATTTATTTAAATGATTCATCATCTCATATGACAAGTGAGAACCTCCATCATTGACATCCTTAAATAACCTTAAATTATTTAAAATACCAATAGTGTCAACCATTGAATTAACCCCACCCCCTCTCTTCATAACGCTGGGAGTGTAATGAATATAATCATCAGCTTTACCAACAATCTCATCCAAAGGAATTGTATTATTGGTTAAACATCTTGGTTTTTGTTCCTTTTCACCGATTTCAGTTTCTTCTAATATTCTTTGACGAATTATATTCCTGAGTTTTTTTTCATCTATTCTTATTATACCCATTGTCTTTGTTTTTCTTCAATAAATATATCAAAAAATGTAAATTTAATAATATAGACAATATTTATCTATGACCATTTATGTGGTCAAGGTTTACCTATAAACTATAAATTCTAAAACATGGAAGATGGAGATAGTAAAAAAAACCTGGAAAAAAATTTTCTTGGGAAACGCGTCAGTGAAACTTCTGATGTTAGGAATGTTCTTCAACCCGTTTGGGTTCGACATAATTCAGTACTATCTTTTGTCTTTGACAGGGAATTTGTGGAACGCAAATTTAGTTTTGTATTGTTTGTCGGCATCATGTTTTGGATTTGCTTTTTTATTACGAAAATATTCTAAATGAAAGAAATTTTATCTGAAATACATAGGATTAGTGAACTATTAGGACACAAAAACAATGTAATGATTGTTGAGGGAGATGAATCCTCAAATACCGACAAATACATCGAAAAAATAGTTAATTTGCTAAAATTTTCAGGAGTATACAGTGCTCAAAATCAGAAAAATTTAAATAAAGTCATTGAATATTCTAAAGAACAAATAATTGACTTTAGATTACTAGAACGAGGACTAATTAAAACACTAAAATTAAGAGGAGATAAAACTAAAAACACATTAGAGTTCTTTAAAGTTTTATTAAAATCACTTAAAAAAAGACAAAAAGATATTTTCACGTCCCAACCTGAACTAGACGACGAACCTTCATTTGAACCACAGGAACCTTCAGTACTACCTAAGAAAATATACAAACAAGAATTGTATTATCTACAGGTTGAGTTATTAAAACTACAAGAATGGTTAAGTAAAACTGGTAAAACAGTTATTATTGTTTTTGAGGGTCGTGACTCAGCGGGTAAGGGGTCAACAATTAAGAAATTTACTGAATATATGAATCCCAGACTTTATAATGTAATTGCTCTTGGGGTGCCTACACCTGATGAAAGAAAAAATTGGTGGGATAGATACAGAAGTAAGATTCAGAAAGGTAAGATTAATATGTTCGATAGAAGTTGGTATAATAGAGGTTTGATTGAACCTGTTATGGGTTACGGTAGTGCTGAGGAATACGAAGATTTCATGAACAATGTCGCAGGTTTTGAAAGTGACTTAGTTAAAGACGGGGATTATCTTTTTAAATTGTGGTTCTCAATAGACAAAGACACTCAGGCTCATAGATTTGAAATGAGACAAAAATCGGCTCTAAAGTATTGGAAATACTCACCAAATGATGCTCATATGCAAGACCTTTGGGACAGATTTACCGAATATAAAGATAAATTGTTTGATGCAACCTCAACAGTCAACTCTCCGTGGGTTGTTTTAGATTCTAACGATAAAAAAATATCAGGATTAAACGCAATAAGATATGTGCTTCAGAATATACCTTATGAAAACAAAAACGAAGAAGTTTTAAATAAGAGTTTTCCTGAAGCAATAACAGTTTTGAAACCTGAAAACGATTAATTGTTAAAATTATCGTATAGGGTTCTTGAAGTTCCCCAACCAAACAGTAGATAAAATATCTTGCTAAAATCACCCCATACAAGTGGATTAATTTCTTCAGTAAAGAAGAACCAAACAAGATACCAAAAACCAAAACCTAATGAAAAGGTCAATAATATGAGTATGAGAGTTCGTAAATGTTTCATTTTATGACTATTTTAATACAAATATATAGATATTTATTTAAAAAACACAACATATGGGTAAAATAATAAGATTAACCGAATCAGATTTAAGAAAACTTATTGAGATGGTCTCATCTCAAATGATGGATGACATTATATATGAAGATGAATATGGAAGTGTTGTGGAAACAAATTTAGAGTCAACCGATGTCTTAAATGAGGCGGAATACCAAGGTAGAAAAGTACAACTTGGTAAAATCATGCAAGGTGATATTAAGAAATTTAAAGTTTATGTTAAAAACGACAAAGGAAAGGTTGTTAAAGTAAACTTTGGTTTTGGTGGAAAGTCAGCAAAAGGAAAAAGAATGGTAATCAAGAAAAATAATCCTGAAAGAAGAAAATCTTTTAGAGCAAGACACAATTGTGACAATCCTGGACCAAGATGGAAACCAAGATATTGGGCTTGTAGAACTTGGTAATTATTTGTTATACCTGTTAAGAGCGTTTTCAGTTATAAAAACAAAATCAGATTCTTTAAATGAATTTAAATTTTTTGAATTTGTATATGACATTGCTGATTTCAAATAATCCTTAAAGTTCTCAGTCCAACCCGAAAGAGTGTATTCGACTTTATTCATTCTATGGACACCTTCAGAAGTTGTGAGTTTTAATTTACCCCACTTTTTCTGAACGGCCTTTGTACTCATACCTCTGAATTCTTTATAAAAATATCTTCTCATAAAAGGAAATTTATTCCAAATTTTATTAGCGGTTTCTTTTGATAATTTAAATTTACCAAATAACAAAGTATCTGAACAGGACTCCAAAGTTTTATTTAAAACTCCACCAAGCATTACATAATCAGCACCAAGAGCAAGAGCTTTAATAATATCGTCATAATTTCTAAACCCACCATCAGCGACAATTTTGGTTTCGTAACCCCATTGTTTTTTAATTTCATAACATTCTTTAATCAAAGATGCCATTGGGTAATGAACTCCGGTATTTGCCGAAGTTAGACACCCACTTCCACCACCAATACCAACACGAATATACTTAACACCAATCTCGGCAAATTTTTCATATGTTTTTGGGTTTGCAATATTCCCAATCATTAGTTCACCATATGGGTATTGCTCCATAAACTTTTTGGACAAACTATAAAGTTTTTCCATATGACCATTGGCAATATCCACAAGTATTTTTGGTATCACTGAACATTTAGTCTCTATTATTTTTTCAAATTCTTCCAAAGACACCGAGCTAAATCCAGAGCGATAAGATTTTACGTTTCTTGGATAACATATTTCAAAACCAAGTAGTTTAAAACGCATATGATTGTTCAAATCAATTACGGTATCCATAGGTGAAACCATAAGTGGTAATTTACCTTCATCTGTAAAAATATCTATCTCACTACGAGATGAGATACTTGACAGGGTTTCAGGTACCAAAGTGATGTCTTTAAAATCGAATTTTTTGTCCATATTGTTTGTTTAACACCTAATAATAACAAAAAACATTATAACATCAAAGAGTATTTATTAATATGCTTAGCGAAAAATTCATAGATAGGGTAAACAATATTATTGCTGACAGAACTTTTAACTTTAAAGGTGATATAATCACAGGACTCGAATGTAATATAGACCTTAAACTTAAATTTTTAGGGTATAGAACTTTAATAACAATAGGTGAACCAACACCATATTTAAGAGTTGCAATTGCAATTACCGATTTAAAAGATGCCTACTCAAAGATTATATTTGGGACAATGGCCAAGACAAAAAGAACTCCTGAAGAACTTGCGAACGACATTAAAAAACAGTTCTACAGTTTTAATTTGTTTATGACCCGATATATTGAAAGTGTTGTTAATTTTTTTGATAGTGATGAAAATAGAGTAGTTATTGATGAGGCCACATTTGATTTTGAAATTCCTGATATTGTAATGGAACAAAAAAAATCAAGGTTTGCAACCAGACAGGTTGTTAGGGATATAATAAACTTGGTTAAAGAAAAAAAATCAGGTTCCTTCCAATTACCCGATGAGGATTTCTACATGTTTGAAAATTTTCCAGTTGAATTTTCAGTGGAATTAACACTTAAAAAAAGTAAAAAAATTGAAGGATATCAACTAAACGCAGATTATGTACCTGATGAGGATGTTATTGAAGTTTTGTTAATTTTTAATCCTGACAATTTAGAACAGAAATTATATGATATAGTTGGAGCACTTAATGAAGTAATTACTCATGAATTAGAACACTCTTTACAAAATTATAAAGGTGAATTAGATATGGATATTGATTCCGAGTCATTGAAACCATTTGACTATTATTCACAACCTCACGAAATTGAGGCCCAAGTAAAAGGATTTAGAAGATATTCAAATATGAGAAAACAACCATTTGATGTTGTTGTAAAGGATTGGTTTAATACCCATAAGGATATTCATAATTTAAGTGACAAAGAAACATCAAAAATAATAGACCAATTACTCAAATATAACGGTAGATTTTAATTAAAATCTCTAAATCTTTTAACCATTCTTTTTACTAAACTAACAACTGCAATAGAAGATACGGTCAATAAACCAAATGAACCTATCCTTAACGCTAACTGACGAATGTCTTGGTCAGTAATTTCACCACCTTGGCTCATCTGTAGTATCTTTTCGACTAAAGGTATGATGAATGTGTAAGTCATCATGTTTGAAACCTTATGAAAGGTTAGATTTAAACTTTCTATAAAAGATAAAAAACTTGATTTTAATTTTTCCGCCTTTTTTAGAGTTTTAACAAATACCTCACCTAAACCATCTTCCTTAATTTTTTTTAAAATTTCGTATATGGTTTTTTTATTGTCTAAATAATATGTTGCAGTAATACCAATCATTATTGATGTTATCTGTGTTGGGGTTAACTCAGGATTTTCACCTTCTACAAATTGGGTCAATGGACCAACAAATCCTCCGATACTTGCTCCCCAAGTAAGTAAGAATTGTAGGTTAATACCCATCTGTTCTTTTGACGCTTGCAAAATTTCCTTAGCAAATTCAAAATTATTTTTCACGGTATCACTTATATCCTTAATCAAAGATTCTTTAATTAAAATCTTTTTTTGGTTTTCATTTATTATAACAGACATTTGCATACAATAATAAATACTTTAATTATATTTATTATTATAAATT